CCCATCCATATTCGGAATCTGGTGCAGCTGGGTATGCGGAATCTTCACGGCAATCAGGGTTGTCAGGATCAAGTTGATTATGTTCTGGATACATACAAGCTGATCCAGAATAGAATATCTTAGTATAATTTGTACCTTTCTCTTCATTCATCTTGTGCTGTTCTTCAAGCACATTCAAATTAATCTGACAAGAGTTATGCATGATCTCAGCATCATTCTCACCAGTAAATACAAATCCAGCTCCTCCCATGTCAGCAGCAAACTGATATATCTCATCAAAGGAATGGATATAACGGTAAGGAACTGACCTGAAGAAATTACCAGCGTCTCCTTTGTATTCCAAAACTCGACGCACAAAAGTGGGATCCCTGAGGTCCCCATGTACAAATTCATGAGCTTCGGTTTCAGAAAATTCAGGAGATTTAAGGTCTACACCTCTCACCCAATATCCTTCAGACCGAAGTCTCTTTACCATATGACTTCCAATGAAGCCACCAGCACCAAGAACGAGTGCCTTCTTAGTATACTGCGACATAAATCAATGATTCCTCATAATAGGTATTGTATCACACAAAGTGATAAAGATCAATAAAGAATACTATCCTTAGTAAGCTTCCAAATAACCTCATCCAACTTAGCTCGTAAGGCTTCTACATCACCACCCCCTGAACCATGAGAATGAGATGCACATTCCTTCTTACATTCGGCTAGTCCTTTCTCTAATGCTTGAAGTCTTTCTTCAACTTCTACATCATACTTAGACATGGATGCTCCACTAGAAGACTTAGCTGCTGTTCCTTTAAATGCCATAACTTTCAAATTAACTTCAATTATTTAGTGCTTGATCCTTTATCTCCCACATAACAAGGGACACATTCTGGATCCAACCATTTAGTATATTCAGGATCTTCAATACAGGTATAAAGTTGTTCTTGATTATCTAAAAGATACATATCCTTATATCTTTTAGTATCAGAATCATACTTTTGTATACGAAGATCAAGCTTTCCATTCCACAACTTTTCATCAGTGTGGACAAATCTATAAATTCCTTGGGACACTATTTCAGTATATTTCATCGTACTATCTCACTCTTTGCTAAGTCTGCAAACACCAGGTCCATTAAAATATCATAATCATCTAAGGGATCACCTGAAAAATCTACCCCTTCATTCTGATAGTACCTACGAATCTTTTTATACAACTTAGGATTCTTTACATCTAAGAAATAATCACCATCAGCTGCACCTCTAAGAGTTTGGAGGTCTTTCTTGAACTTTGAAGTGAGAGTCATTGTCTCTATTAATTTGCTCTTCTATTATAAAAACAATAATACTAAAAGTCAAGGGGTCCAGATTAAGCACCGTCCCCATGATCATTCAGTTTCCGTACGTATTCCTCATCCAGAAGACCTTGAGGTGGTTTAGGTTTCTGAATTGGTTTCTTCTTATCCTTTTTTTTCATCTGGATAAAGCCACAACATCACCACCGTCATCGTCATCATCCTCTTCATCATCTACTCCTGGTGGTTGGTATTCACTGGGCATGGTGTCAATTCTTTCATCGTTCAAGGTATCAATCCTCTGTTGTAATGATTTGTATAGTGGGTCAGTAGGTTGTTTCTCTTCAAAGTTAACAACCATCAACTCTTCTCCATCTTTCACCTCTTCCATCTCAGGGTGTGTAGGTTTTTTGGGAGGTTCTGGTCTCTCTATTGGTTCAGTCATAAGTCCCCAGCCATTTGACATTAATCGAATACCGAAAAATAAAAGAACAAGGACTGTAATGAGGTAAAGAATATCACCCATTATTCTTCATCTTCTCTCTTTCCCATTATATAGTCAACCAACAAATAGAACCAGACGGTTCCCATAATCATTATAGCTAATATTCTTAATGAACTAGGTGAAAGATCTATCATAATCCTGGTACAAATATCTTCACTCTCTGTGCTGTGTCTTGGATCATAGGCATTACATCACTCTCAACCTTATCTACTACATCATCAATTACATTAACATCCAAGTCCATAAAGGGAGGAATAATTCCTAAGATTCGTAACAACCCATCAAGAAACAAAGCCAATGCAATCAGACCTAAAATCATACTAATGATAGTAGCATTCCGATTATGCTTAGCCATCATCTTAAGATCCATTTCATGCGCTTCAGCTACAGCAGCTTGGATCAACATGTCCACTTCTTCTTTAGTGTAGACATTTTCAATTGGGCTCATCTTACCTCAAAATCTAATTTACGAACCTTCCTTTTTCTTCTCGCCTCTTGAAATGATAAGTCCTGCGGGTGAAGAACATTAGTAGTTTCCTTATTCGTATCCGATTGTACTATAACAGTACGTGATAAGTCAACCGCTCTTATTGTTTCGTTATGAAGTTCCAACCTATTGGAACAGCCGCACACCTGTACCTTGGGTGACGATCTTAATTCAACCCCACAATCTTTACATCTTACCGTTACCATTACTCTCTCCTCTAAAATGCGCTATTAATAACCAAAGGTAAAAGATGATGTTCTGCTTCTTGAATGGATTTGGTCAAAGATTCTAAAGAATCATCAGGAAGAATAGGAACTTCCTGCTGTTTAATGATAGCACCAGAGTCTAATTCCTCTGTAACATAATGAACTGTACATCCCGTAACAGTTTCTCCAGCCTCCATGGCTCTTTTAATAACATTTAATCCCTTATATTTTGGAAGTAGTGAGGGATGAATGTTTATAATCCTCCCAGGAAATGATTCAATAAACTTAGGGGATAATACTTTCATCCACCCAGCCAAAACAACCAAATCAACTTCCATAGCCTTCAACGTCATCACAATAAGATCTTCATTCTTACTAGCAATACGAATAGCTGGAACTTCCAAATACTTTGCTCTTCTTTTAGCTCCACACTCCTTCTTGTTATGGATCATCACAACAACTTCATGATCAGGACAAGAGTGAACTATGTTCTCAAAGTTTGTTCCTTCACCGGAACACATAATACCAAGTTTCACCAGTAACCTCTCATTTTAAGATTATCAATTTTGTCTTCCAGAGTTCTCAAATCAATGAAGATGAAATTAGCTCTGACAACCTTACCCCCATCTACCAACACCATTTGTTTAGGTAGATAGGTTTTCATTACTCTACACTAGCTGCATAATCTTTATCAAATTGATCAAGTCCTTTATCTGTAAGGACATGATTATACATACCTTCAAAAACTTTAGGTGGCATTGTTACAATGTCTGCCCCATATTCAAATGCTCTACCAGCATCTCTTACACCTCTAAGAGAAGCAGCTAGAACCTGGGTTCTTACAACATGCTCTCTATAAAGTTTGACAATATCTTTTACCAGACACAATCCTCCAAAAGAGTTATCATCCACCCTTCCAACAAAAGGTGAAACATATTTGGCTCCAGACTTAGCTGCCAGAATAGATTGAGCTACAGAGAAGATAAGAGTCACATTAACATTAATACCCTCTTTAGATAACTCTCTACACGCAGACAAACCAGGAGGAGTACAAGGGACTTTGATGGTAGCACACTTACCAAACTTCTTATGAAGTCTCTTACCCTCAGAGATCATGTTCTCTGTACTACCAATAACTTCCATACTAATATCAGTCAGCCCAATATCCTTGAACTCTTGGTAGACTTCTTCATGCTTCCTACCACTCTTTCTAATAAGAGTAGGGTTAGTAGTTAAACCATCAATCAATCCAGTAGAAAAATGTTTTCTAACAACATCTACCTCAGCAGTGTCTAAAAATATTCTCATTTCTTTTCTTCCTTAGAGACATCATATTTAGCTCTCCGCATATCATCATGGAGTCTTTGTATGGCTTCCAAAACTTCCGGAGTTTCATCCCATTCCCAAGTACTCTGTCTACCTTTCTTATCTATTTGTTCGAATGTTCTTTTAGTCATTAAAATAATCCTTACGGTAATAACGGCCTAAGATGTTACTATTATAAAACGCAGGAGTCCCATCGTCAAGAGACTCTGTTAGCACATTATTCATGAATAATTGTCGAGTTTCTTCAAAATTAACTTTTCCTAAAGTTTTATGAAGAGATATTATTTCTCTTTTGAAGGCGGAGTTGCCAAGTAATCGTCTATCTCCTTCAAGTTCTTCAGAGCTTCCGTAGTATTTCTTCCAATTACTCTCAGACGTAACCCTTCTCTTACCACCTCTAGGTTTACGTTTTGAATAGAAGTATTTCCTCCCGATATACCTCTTACCCGATTGCAAATTTGTAATGCAGTAGACGTAACCGAAGAAGTCGCCAATATCGTCAGAAGTAAAAGTTGTACCTTTGTATGTCCAGGCGTTCTCATAATCTCCTTCACCCACTGAGGTCTTTGTGGTGGTGTCCATCCCATAATTTTCATCCTATTTCTCCTATTTAGTTCTAGTAGTTCTATTTCGTTGGGAAAGTCCAATTAAGATTTCTTTTTCTCCCAAAGTTTCCAAGCAGCATTCTCCGAATTAAAGTCTTCTTGAGTATTTCCTTCCTCAGGAGAGTACTTCCAGCCAGAAGTATATGTATCCAAATAAGATTTAATAGCAGCTTCACTAGTCAGTTCACCTTGATAAGTTGCATTAAACTCATCAACCCCTGAAGCTTCTTGAAGATGGGTGGGTTCGAATCCATCTACACTTACTCCCAAAAAGGTTCCATTACTTTGATTGCGATAATATCCACCATCTGCTACAAAAAATGGCAGTGTATTATCACTATGCCACTTATATTTGATGATTTTATTAGCCATTAATCTGATCTTTTCTTTCTATTTATTCTTAGAGTTTAAATCCAGAGAAAGTATCCTTCTTAACATCCTGTTTGATACCACCTACCACATAAGATTCTACTTCTGTCTCTTGTGGTGCTACCTGTAAACCCTTAGAAGAAATCCAATGTTGAGTCCAAGGTAATGGATTATTCTTAGCAGCTATATCATATTGTGGTTTCAATCCTATGGCTTTGATTCTTCTATTAGCAATCCATTCA